TCTGTAGTACAAAATTTCTATAATGATTCATGGACTTCGCAAGTAGAAGAATTTGTAAATATTTTTAGAGATGCTTCTGCACCTGTAGATGCTAGTGGCGATCCTATAAAAAATTATAGATTTAAAAAGTTTAGTGATTATGTAGGTAGATTTATTGCATCAAGAGGTCCTTTTTCTGGTCTTGCATCAGACCTTAGAAGATACCCCCATGACATTTTAAGAGTAATGGGTTTTAGTTTTGAAGAAATAGAACAGATACAAAGAAGACCAGATACAAAAGTAAGGGCAGGTGATGTTTTGAGAACAGACGATCCAACTGATCCTAACTATGAAACAAGTGGAGATGGAGCCATATTAGGTAAAGCAGTTTTAAATCAAATCAAACAGAAATATGGCATAGGACCTGATATACCTTTTGATGTAGAACATATAACAAATGAACCAATACTATATCCGAATAGAATTGGTGGTAATGTATTTGGATTTAGTGTTACCAAGAAAAGTAAAAACTATCCAATATGGACAGCACTAGCACAAATTGGTAGAAGAATACAAGAACCAAGTGAATATATAACAGGCGATATGACAAAAGATGAATTTGTACCAATAAGATTAAATACACAACAATACAATGCTTTGAAAGTAGATATAAATACAATGAAACTAGATGTTGGTTATGGAGATAAAACTATAATTCAAAGCATGAACACATATTTAAAATCGTCAGAATATACATCAAATAAAAAAATAATTGAAGAAGAAGGATTAAATAGTCAATTAGGACAGCAAGCAGCAAATGGTATTTTTGCTGAATTGACTTTTATTAACAAAAGCTATATACAAAGGGCAGAACAAAATTATATTGAAAAGAACTTCTCAGACCAAGAACAAGAAAGTATAATGAATTATAAAAGTGGGATACAATCTGATTATGCTGATAAGTTTCTTAATTCACTTAACAATTAATTATGGCTACTAATACTGCTGCATCTTTTTCTACACCTACTGCTAATGGTACTGCTGGTCCTTTTAATATAGGTTTTACTTACCTTGCACAATCAGAAATAGATGTAACAGTTGATGGTGTTTTAAAAACTCTTAATACTCATTATATTTTTCATAGCACTACTCAAATATCTTTTACTTCTGGTAACTTTCCTACTGCTGGACAAAGTATAAAATTTCAAAGAAATACTGATATATCAGCTAAAAAAGTAGATTTTGTAGATGGTTCCGTTTTAACAGAAACAGACCTTGATAATAATACCGATCAAATTTTATTTGGTTTACAAGAATTTGTAGATGAATTAAATACTAATGTTGTTAAAAGAGATGGTACTCAAACTATTACTACCAACCTTGTATTTGAAGGTTCTTCAGATGATGCCAATGAAACTACTTTAGGTGTAGTAAATCCAACTGCTGATCGTACAATAAACTTACCTAATGTATCTGGTACTGTAGTAACTACAGGTGATACAGGTACAGTTTCTAATGGCATGATTGCTGATGATGCTGTCAATGCTGCAAAAATATCTGAAGCTGATCTTAAATCTTTATCTAATTGTCAAACAGGTAGTGCTGCTAGTCTTGCTAATTTAACAAATAATGAAGTTTCAATTCTTGACGGTGCAACACTAAGCACTACAGAACTAAATACGTTAGATGGTGTCAATAGTACTCTTACTGCTTCAGAATTAAATGTATTAGATGGTATTACAGCTTCTACTGCTAACCTTAACCAACTGACTAATAAAGAAGTAGAGACTTCTTTAACAGCTAATAGTGATGCAAAGATACCAACATCAAAAGCTGTTAATGATCGTATTCTTACTGTTACTAATGCGTTAGGTGGTTTTGTTGCAATAGCAAATGAAACATCTTTTCCTTCTACACACCCTGACCCTAGTGGTAATGCTGGTACTGTAGTTTCTATATCAGATGCAGGTGGAGTGGTTATAAATAGCAGTGGTGTTGCAACTATATCTAATGGTGCAGGTTCTGGTAATACTGTTACGATTACAGGTTTTCCCTCTGATTTGCATAGTAGAACTCTAGGTAGTGGTGTTGGTTTGCAAGTACAAACAACATCTACATTACATACCTACACTTATCATAAATCTTTAATTAAAGAATCAGATTTAGTAAATTTTAGTGCTGATCTTGATAGCTTTAGAAGTAGATATAGAGTTGTAGATACGACACCAACATCTAATAATGATGAAGGAGATTTAATTTTTAGAAAATCTGATAATAAACTTTTAGTATTTAATGGTACTGCTTATCAAGAAGCTAGTTCTGTTGGTAACTTTCACATAAACACTTTAAGTAGTTTTAATGGTACTGGTGGAGGTAGTGCAACATTTAACGGTTCTGCATATAGATTTAACATTAACCACCCACCAGAATTAGCAGAACAATTACTTGTAAGTATTAATGGTATTATCCAAAAACCTAATAGTGGTACAAGCCAACCAAGTGAAGGTTTTGCTCTAAGTGGATCATCAGTAATATTTAGTGCTGCCCCTGCTAGTGGATCAGACTTTTTTATAATTACTATTGGTAAATCAGTAGATATAGGAGTTGTAAGTGATGGAACGATTGATAATGCAAAGGTAGCTAGTGATGCAAGTATAGAGGGTACAAAAATAAATCCTAACTTTGGCAGCCAAAATGTAATTACATCAGGAAATATTAATGCAACAGGACAAATAATTGCAAGTGATGGTTTTCAAGTAAATGATAATCTTGGTAATATTTATTTTTATAATACTGCTGCTACAGAATTACTTGCTTATATACGAACAGTAACAGGAACAGATGATTATGTAGAAATCTTAGCTAATCAAAATAATTCAGAAATACGTCTAGCTACTAAAGCTAATAGTGGTAATAGTAATTTAAACAAAATTAGAATAACTGCTGATGATGTAAGAATTGGTAGAGTCATGGTAAATGACAATACTGATGTCAATGCAATATTTAAACATAGTGGCGGTGTTGAACTTTATTATGGTGTAACTGGACAAGCAAGCAGTAAAAAACTAGAAACAACTGCAACTGGAATAGATGTTACAGGTACACTAACAGCATCAACAGATGTAAGAGCGCAAGATATGTACATTGTTGCTGATAATAAAAGATTAAGAATGGGTGCGAGCCAAGACTTTCAACTATTACATAGTGGAACAGTAAATGAAATATTAGCTTACAATTATCACGATACTGTTATTAAATCTAGAACAGAAATCCAAGCTGTATTTAAACATCTTGCTGGAGTAGAACTTAACTATGCGACTAATAAAAAATTAGAGACAACTTCAACTGGAATATCAGTAACAGGTGGTGTTACTACTAGTGGTGATAGTTTTTTCAACGAAGATGTATTTTTTGATGGTGCTACAGGTGGTAGAGATGTTAGATGGGATCGTACTGGTAATAGTTTAAGATTTTATGATAACGCTGTATTATCAATCGGTAGCGATCAAGACGTTCGTATTTGGCATGACGGAGCAAGAACAAATATAGTTGAAAATGGTACTGGTAACTTAGGAATATCTGGAAATGGAAGTGTTAAATTTGATATCATTCAATCAACTTATGGCACTGATTATATAGCAAGATTTAAAAATGCTAATTGTGAATTATATGCTAATGCTACAAAACGTCTAGAAACAACTTCAACTGGTGTTGATGTTAATGGGAAGGTTAGTGAAAATGGTGTTACCATTACAAGTAAAGCAACTGCTCTTTCTTTAGTTTTTAGTTAACATTATGACCGCACCAAATATCGCAGCATTAACAACAATTACAGGTAAAAGTGTAGGTGTTGCAGTTGGTACTTCTGCTACTGATGTAGTTGCAAATGCAGCATCAAGTAATAAAGTTTTTAAAATTAATTCACTAATAATATCTAATGTTGATGGAACCAATGCTGCTGACGTAACTGTTACTTTACAAAAAGCAGGTTCTAATAATTTTCATTTGGTAAAAACTGTAACGGTACCAGCAGATGCAACTTTAGTTGTAATTTCTAAAGATACACAAATTTATTTAGAAGAGAACGACAAAATTCAAGCTCTTGCTGGTGTTGCTAGTGATTTAGAAGCTGTTTGTTCTTATGAGGAAATAAGCTAATAATGAAATATTGGAACGGTAATTTTATTACAACTAAATCAATAGAAAATACAGATGGTATTTATAATTTATACGCACAGGCAGTATATGAAAAAGCAGCAACATGGCCTAGAGTATTGAGTCTTGCTGAAGGTGGTCTAGCAGGTAAATTCTTTGCAGGGTCATTTAGAAATCTTATAGCAGCAGGTAACATTGGAAGCATACCTTTAACAACAACTAATAACGCACCAAATAATTTTCCATCTGGAACAAAAGGAATACCTTCAGGATATAACGCAGGTGTTAATGTCTGGGATGAAATTGATTATGGTGCAAACCTATCTGATTCATATGGTTTTATTGCAATTGGCTATTTTAAGCCAAATGAAACAGGAACCCATACTTTTTTTACTGCTTCTGATGACGGGAGTGGAGTTTGGTTTGGTGCAAATGCTTTAGAAACAGGTAGTAGAAATACAAGCAACGCTGTTGTTAATAATGGTATGGGTACTGGTCATGGTGTTGTAGAACGATCTGGAACAATAACACTTAACTCAGGTACATATTACCCAATAAGAATAGTACATGAAGAAACAAGTGGTGGTGATGCTATGAGATTTAGTTGGCAAGGCCCAACAAGTGCAAAGACAGAAGATTTAAGTAATTATTTCTATTATGCAGTTAACAATGGTAATCCTACAGGAGACTTTGAATAAAGTGATTATATATAAAAATAATATATACTTATACTAAAGGCAACTTATTATGGGATTAACAGAAGCTAGTGCATTTAAAGATGGAAAGATAGTAAATGATGATGTAAACGCTAGTGCTGCTATAGCTGGTACAAAAATTAACCCTGATTTTGGTAATCAAGATATCACTACTGATGCAGATAATATATTTATAAATAATAATAATGCAGTTTTATTTTTTGGTACTGATACAGGTGGTTTTGGTGCTAATGCTGGTATAGGTATTGCACAACAAAGTCAATACCATATAAGTGGAAGTGCTGCTGGTGATCTTTGTATTGCTGCAAAAACAGGTAAAAGTATAAGATTTGGAACTAGAGCTAGTGGTTCTGGTGTTATATATACACAAATGAGAATACAACCTAGTGGCACGTTAGAAGTACGTCAAAACATAGATTTTATTAATCAAAAGGAATTTAAATTTTTTGATAATGACAACTCACATAGTATAAGTTTTAAAGCACCTGCAACAATAGCATCTGATTTAGTTTTTACCTTACCTACTACTGATGCTGCCTTTAGTGGTTATGCTTTAATTTCAGATGGTGCAGGTACATTAAGTTGGGGTGTTGCTGGCGGTGCTAGTGGTAGTGGAAATAATCAAGTTTTTTGGGAAAACGATCAAACAGTTACAGCAAACTACACAATAACAAATAATAAAAATGCTGGAAGTTTTGGTCCAATTACGATAAACTCAGGCGTAGTAGTTACTATTGGTTCTGGTCAAACTTGGAGCATTGTTTAGATGAGTACTCTTAATGTTGCTAATATACAAAGTTTATCAGCAGGTGATATACCTGTTATTAAAGATAGTTCTGGTACAGAGGTAGCTAGATTAGTAAAAGCTTTTTGTCGTTTTAATATGACAAACGGAAATATAACTTCAAGTTTTAATGTTAGTACAATAACAGATCATGGAGTAGGAGATTATAGCGTGACTTATACAAACGCTTTTGGAAGTGGTGCATACGCTTATACGATAGGTGGTTCCGCACCTGTTAATACACATCATTGCCACGCTTCTACTTATCAACACACACCAACTACTACAAGTATAAGGTTAGGAGTTTTCAGAGATGAAACAAGCACTAGCAGAGCAGATGATTCAAGACTTTGTGTAGTTATTTTTTAAAATTATGCCAATTACAATAAACGGAAACGGAACAATAACAGGAGTAACAGGGGGGTTAAATAGACCAGCATTTCGAGTTCAATTAAATACTACTACAGTTATTACTAATGCCACAAATACTGTTGTGCCATTTAATGTCGTTGGAATAGATACAGATAATTGTTTCGATACTTCAAATTACACAGTTACTCCAAATGTAGCTGGCTTTTATGTTGTTTTTGCAAACATAACAGTAACAACTGCACAAAAACCAAATTTAGAAGATTCTCAACTTTATATATTTAAAAATAATTCACTTATTGCTTTTGCTGAAATTGACCCAAATGATAATGAGGAGGAGGGTGTTTTAACTAATCAAACTGGAACTGTTGTAGAAATGAATGGTACTTCTGATTTTTTTCAAGTAAAAGTATTTATTGATAGACAAACGTCTGCTGCACAAATAGTTGGCGGCAATAGACAAAGTTTTTTTTATGGCTATAAATTAAATATTTAATTATGTCCACACTTAAAGTAAATAATTTACAAGATATAAATGGTGGTAATAACTCAACACCAGAACAGATGGCACAAGGTCGTGCAAAAGCATGGGTAAGATTTAATGGAACAGGTACAGTTTCTATAACAGATAGTTTTAACGTCAGTTCAATGTCAGATAATGGCACTGGTTCTTATGCTTTTTCTTTGACAACTAATATGGCAAATGGAAATTATGTAGCAATGGCAAATAGTGGAAGATTTGCACAATGTGGTGGTAACACAAATAGTTACACAACTTCAGTATTTAATGTTGCAGTTGCTAACATAAATGGAGATTCCGAAGATAGAGCAATTATTCATGCAATAGTTTTTGGCGATCAGTAAAAGGTACTATATAATAAAAGAAAAAACCAATGGCTAATTCAGATAAACGCATTATTTACACTACAGATGATGGTGGTGTTGCGATTGTCATACCAGCAGATAATTGCCCTTTAACTGTTGAACAAATAAGAGATAAAGATGTACCAACAGGAAAAACATCTTATATTGTAGATAAGTCTGCAATTCCCACTGACAGGAGTTTCAGAAACGCTTGGACTTATACGGAGTAAATTATGGGATTTGGTATAGACATGGCGAAAGCCAAAGAAATTCATAAGAATAATATTAGAGCAGCAAGAACTCCAAAGCTTGCAGAACTTGATATTGAATTTCAAAAGGCACAAGAAACAAATTCTGATACAAGTGCTATTGTTTCAAAAAAACAGGTATTAAGAGATGCACCTGCTGATGCAACTATAAACTCAGCAAAAACAACAGATGATTTAAAAGCACAATGGAAAACAGATATTCTTGGACCTTCACCTTATAGTTAGTGGATTATCCAAAGATTAATCTACCTGATACAAATAATATTCTTATACCACCTACAACAATATTTTATCCACCTGTGGCAGAGATTCCATATTTAGATCCTCTACTCCTCCCAAGTCTGGAACAAGTTCAGTCGGGACTTGGGGAAGATCAGGCAGTTGATTCTTCAAAAGAAGAGGAAGCAAACGAGGAAGGGCTAAATATAAACCCAGAACAGATACCAACGAACCTGCAACAAAACTTAGAAAATACTTCATCTGAAACTGTAGGTACTTTTAATTTACCATTTTTTGGTGAAATGCCTATACCAGCACCAGAGGTCATAGCTTCTAGTGTTATAGCTGCTGGTACTGCAAGTGTTGTTAGTGTAGCTGGTGGTATTGCTATGCAAGCTGTATTAAATCAAATTAAGAAAATATTTAAAAAGATATTTACTAAAATTCTTAAAAAAGAAGTCGCAAATGTGAAAGAAAAGATGGATAATAATAAAGGTAGCTAGAGTTCACATACCTGTACGTGTGGCGTCTAACTAGCTACTTAAATTTTTCTGCGTTGGCTTTTACATAAGTTCTAATATTTATTACGTCATTACAGATATAAGCAAATTCTGATTTAGGATTTATCATATAGCCACTAGCGTGGAGTTGTGAACACTTTAAAACTCTCACTAATTGCTTATCATGGACTTGCTTGTTTAGTTCTTCTTTGGCTAACTTTAGCTTTACTTCTGCTAACTCAGAACAAGTATCATTATTAGATCCAAGTGGGATCATAAAACTCATTTGAAATCCCCACCCTTCATTAATACTGTATGTTTCTTCTCCCTGTGCATCATTACCTGTATAAAAAGGTGTAAATGCCATAGTTGGTTGGCTACATACTAAGTTTCCAAACTGCAGCTTACCTGTCATCCCATTATTAACATTCATATTTTGGTTGATAATACTTGAATTACCAACAGCATTAGGTTGAGCCTGAACGTTTGTATCGCCCTCGGCTTTTACTTGATTACTGACTAAACACAGACAAGCTAGTAATAACGCTTGTGGTTGTAATCGTATCATTCTGTGTAATCTGTTCTGTTAATGCTCCAGCAGCCCTTGTAGTGACTTGAAGCGACCAATCTGCTGAAGTATCAGCAACAGTAAATACAGCATCACCGCCAGCGATACCAGCAGAAGCAGCTACAGATATATTAGATGCTTCCCAAGAATTTAAAGCAGATCCATATTTCTCAGTTACTATACTGCGTGTTATTGTCTGGGTAGTATTCTCTGTGCGGTTACTAGACCCTGTAGTCCAAGTTGGTAAAGGGTTAGCCTGTGCTGCAACAGGAAAAGCCAACAGTGTTAATAAGAGAAGTTTTTTCATTTGATGCCAGATTTGCTGTTCTTATTATCTACTATAACGTCTTTTTTATTGTTGCCTTTTTTACCAATAGTGACGCCCAGAGCTGCTGTTGAGGCACTGAAGATGCTGGCTATGAAAGTTGGGTCAAAATCTACAATCTTTTTGCCACTAGGCGGTTCCCAATAAGAAAGAGTCAAAAGCGTGGCTGACCATAAAAGTATAGAAATTTTGACAACGGTTTCGACTTTACTAGGCTCTTGTTCTTCCATAAAAGTGCAAACTCTTGTCTAATACTAGCAATGTAGCTATGTTTGGAAAGTAACACAAGATTATTATGCTCAAACTCTTAAAACCAATACTACTAAAGTTCTTTACTACAACTGCTGTAAAACGACTTATCGTAGATTTGCTTCGTGCAATCTGTAAGCAGACCTCAAATACTCTTGATGACAGGGCTGTTGATATGTTAGAGCAACAGTTGTTTCCTAAGATGAACTGATATGAACCATAAAGAGTTTTTTAAAATCCTTATTGGCAACCCACCGCTAGAAATAGAGTTTGAAATTGAAGTAAAGCAACGTGAAGCAGAACAAATGCCAGAGGAAACTGTAAGAGCATACTGTTTAGACCTAGTTAAATACACAAGACTACAAGATTTGCTTTTAACTTCAGCAATAACTCGTATATCAGAGATAGAAACTAAACTATACAAGTATGAAAGAGGTATGAAACTATATAAAAAAGTAAGAAAACTAGGTTTTTTTGGTAAAATAAAGTATCTTCTTACTGGCAATACAGGTAAGAAATGATTATATTATTTAAAAACAAGACTAATCATGGATAGAAGTTTAAAAGTATTAGAGACTTTACATGAATGTTTAGCAAAAGAA